AGCGGATCGCGATCGAGGCGCTGTATATCGAAGGCTCGCGCGCCGACGTTGCCCTGATCGCCTCGGCCGAGCCGCTGGCCGGCAAGGATCCCGACGATCTGACGGACTCGGAGCGGGACATCCTGCGCCTCGCCGGGCAGGCAGAAGACCGCCTCGCGAAGCGCCGGGGCGACCGACGGAAGTTCGCCGTCTCCTCCGGCAACACCAGCCGGATCAGCGGGATGATCGCGCAGGCCGTGCCGCACATGACCGTGGCGCCGGAGGAGATGGACCGCGACCCTCTCGCGATCAACGTCCTGAACGGCACGGTCCGGCTGGTGAAGGAGGTGACCGAGGAGGAGGATCCGGACTGCCCGGACCCCGATGTCGTCCGGTTGCACAAGGTCACCCGCTGGAGGGTGCGGCTCGACCCGCACAATCGCGAGGACCGCATCTCGAAAGTGATGCCGGTCGCCTATGACCCGAAAGCGAAATGCCCGAAATGGCTGGCCTTCATGGAGCGGTTCCAGCCGACCGAGCCGATCAGGCGCTTCCTGCAGCTCTGGCACGGCTACGGCCTAACCGGCCTGATGGGTGAGCAAGCCTTCGTCTACAACTACGGCCTGGGCGCGAATGGCAAATCGACCTTCATGGACACCATCGCCCGGCTGCAGGGCCCCTATGCGCAATCCCTGCCGGCCGAGGCGCTGACCGGTGACCAGCAACGCCGCGGCGACCAGGCGACGCCCGAATATGCCCGCCTGCCCGGCGCCCGTCTCGTCCGCTGCGCCGAGCTGCCGCGGGGGCAAGGGTTCCGCGAAAGCACGCTGAAGATGCTGACGGGGGGCGAGCCAATTCTCGTCCGCCACCTCAACAAGGGGTTCTTTGAGTTCCGGCCGACCTTCAAGACTATCGGCAGCGGCAACGACAGGCCCTCGATCGGCGGCGTCGATGAAGGGATCTGGCGCCGGATGAAGCTGGTGCCGTGGAAGGTCATCATCCCGCCGGCCGAGCGAAGGCCGATGGAACAGGTGATCGCCGAGTTCATGGCCGAGGGCTCCGGCATCCTGAACTGGCTGCTGGAGGGGCTTGCCGAGTACCTGCTCTACGGGCTGGCCGTGCCCGACGAAATCCAGGCGGCCACCGATGATTACCGCAACGACATGGACCCCATCGGCGAGTTTACCCGGGCCTGTGTGCACAAGGAGGCGGGGCACGACGAGACGGCGCGCTCGATGTACCTGGCCTATGTCAGCTGGTGCCACGCCAACAGCGTCAAGCCGTTCACCGAGAAGACCTTCGCCACCATCATGGTGCAGAAGGCCTTCGAGAAGACGTCCGGCCGGATCCGGCTCTATCGCAACGTCCGCCTCGTCGAAGTCCCTGCCGACCCCGAAAGCCAGGGGCAGCCTTCCTTTGCGCCCTATGACAGCTGATCCCCCGCGCCCCCTGGGATGCGAGGGTCGCGAGGGTCGCGCGAGCGTTCCGCCAGACCCTCGCGAGGCAGGAAACGAGGCGCGTCAACGTCTTAGCGGCGGTGGTGCGAGGGTGCGAGGGTCGCGCCCGTACATGCGTATGAGATGGCCCGCCAAGGGCAGATACCAGAAATCGCTTTGTCTCCTTATAGGCTCAACCCTCGAAACCCTCGCAGAGAGGAGATAGAAAATTGAAATATAAGAGAAATTCGCGCCGCGAGGGTTTTGAGCAATGCTCGCAGACCATCGCAACCCTCGCATGGACCCGCGAACAGGTCATCGCCAGGCTGGAGGATGCCGGCCGCACCATCATCGCCATGCCCGCATCCGGCGTGTGGCCGGCGGCGATGCGCTCGACGATGCCGGACGTGCTGCAGAGCGTGTGGGACAGCTACGGGACCGAGCCAGCTGCCCTGCGTCCCGGCACGCCGAGCGCGCGCGCCATCACGAAGATGCAGGAAACCTGGGACTGGCTCGCCATGGTTGATGACGTCCTGCCGCGCCGCGTGGTGGCGATGCGGATGCTGGTGCATCCGATCACGGATCGGTATCGGCACAGCTGGCGCGACGTCGGGGAGCGGCTGGGCATCAGCGACAAGACCGCCAAGGCCACATGGGAGCGCGGGATCGACAAGATCTGGTACGGGCTGATCGCCAGAGCACAAAAAAAGCCCTTCGCAACCTCCGCAGTTTAGGGTATTAAATCTGTTAACCTACGGCTGTAGGCATGACTTACGCCCGCCCGGCACCCGCCGCGGCGGGCGTCGTCGTTTCCGGGGTGTGCGATGGCTGGTCCGATCACGCTGACGGCGCAAGCCGACCAGATCGCGCGCATCCTCGCGCAGCTCGGTTCGGAACAGGTGCCGACAGCGACCATGCGCGCCCTGAACCGGACAGCCCAGCAGATCCTGACAGTCTCCCGCCGGACCGCGGCCAAGGAGATGGGCATCTCCCAGACCAAGCTCCAGGACGAGCGTGGTGGCCCGGCCTTCTCGCTGCAGCGGGCGACGAGACAGACCTTGGTCGCCGTGATCATCGCGCGCGGCAAGCACCTGCGCCTCGTTCAGTTCAGCGGGACGAGGCAGACGAAGAAGGGTGTTACCTCGTCGGCCTGGGGCACTCGGAAGCTCTATCCGGGGACCTTCATGTCCACTATGCCGACGGGCTTCGTCGGCGCCTTCGACCGCAAGGGTGGCAAGCGGGGGCAGCGCCGCCGGGTCAAGGCCGGGAAGAACATCGGCAAGGCCTATCGGCCCGAGTTGCCGCTGAAGGACCTGTGGGGGCCGTCCCTGCCGAAGACGATGGCCGAGAAGGACGTCGTCGATGCGGTCGAGACGACCTTCGCGACCCGCATGCCGATCAACCTGGACCACGAGGTCAGCGCGATCCTGCGCCGCTACACCTCGGCCTGACCGGGCGCGGCGGAGGGGCGAGGGGGTGGGGTCGTGGGTGCCCCACCCCCTCCGGGGTGTGGCCGGCCGGCAACACCCCCCCCATCCCTCGGGTCCTTCCCAGCTTCCCACGCGAAGCGGGTAGCGCGGCCGCGAGATTGCGCCAGTTTTTGCAGTCGCAAACACCCTAAAGGGTCTTAAATCGCAAGGGTTTAGCTACCGTGCAGACGGCACCGGAGACCATCACCAAGGCCGAGACCGCGCGGCGCTTGGGGGTCACGGCTGCACGGATCAGCCAGTTGACCGCGCCCGGCGCCAAGCTGGCGGAGGCCGTGACCCCCGAGGGTCGGATCGATTGGGAAAAGGCGCAGGCCTTGCACCAGCTGCGGGCCGATCCGACGAAGTCGCAGCGTCCGCTCGGCATGACTGCCGACACCACGGGAGACGACGCGGCCTTCAAGGCGGCGCGGGCCCGAAAGATGGCGGCCGATGCGGAGATGGCGGAGAAGCAGCTCGCCGAGCTGCGCGGTGACCTCTGCCGCACGGCCGAGGTCGACCGCCGGGTGTCCGACCTGTTCCGCGACCTGCGGGACAAAGTCACCGGCCTGACCATTCGCCTGGCGCAGCGGACCATGTCGCTGCCGACCGAGCGGGAGCGCGCGGTGATGATCGAGGAGGAGATCGAGCGCGTCTTCGCCGAGTTCGCCGATGGGCTCGACAGCGGCGACCATTGAGGCGCGGGTCGTAGATCGGGCCGCGGCCCGGGCTCTGCGGCCACCGCCGCGGACCCCGCTGTCGGTGTGGTCGGAGCGGCACCGCGTCGTGCCCGGCGAGGTGTCTGGCAACGCCGGCCGGTGGCGGAACGACCTGTTCCCGTTCCTGGCGGAGATCATGGACTGCCTGTGCCCCTGGCACTGGTCGGAGACCGTGACCTTCGCCAAGTCGTCCCAGGTCGGCGGCACCGAGAGCGGCCTGAACTGGATGTTCGCCATCGCAGACATGTGGCCGGCGCCGACGATGATGGTCCACCCGACCATCCAGGCGGCGGGCGACTGGGTCCGCGAGAAGCTGTCGCCGAGCCTGAACGCGACGACGCAGGTCCGGCGGAAGGTCGTCGAGCAGCGCAGCCGCGACGGCGCGTCGACCACGCTGCACAAGAGTTTCCCCGGCGGCTATTGGGTCCTGGCCGGGGCCAACAGCTCGGCGACCCTGTCGTCGAAGTCGATCCGGTTCCTGGTGAAGGAGGAATGGGACCGGTGGCCCTTGGACGTCGACGGGCAGGGCGACCCCGACGTCCTCGCAGACGCCCGCCAGACCAGCTACCACGCCAGCGGCAAGGCGAAGCAGTACCGGGCGTCAACCCCGGTCGAGCTGGCCACAAGCCGGATCTGGCGCGGGTTTCTGGCGGGCGACCAGCGGCACTACCACGTGCCGTGCCCGCACTGCGATCATGAGCAGATCCTGCGCTTCTTCCCGGACAAGGACGGGACCGGCGGCCTGATCTTCAACCGGACGCCGCCTTACGATGCGCGGTACGCGTGCGAGGGTTGCGGCGCCCTGATCGAGCGCTGGCAGCTGCCGGAGATGCTGGCGCGGGGCCGGTGGATCGCGAAGTACCCGAACGAGGGCCGGCAGCCTTCGTTTCACATCAACGCCCTGTATTCCCCGGTCACGACCTGGGACAAGATGGCGGGGAAGTTCTGGGAGTCGAAGGACGACCCCCAGCGCTACAAGGGCTTCGTCAACCTGTGGCTCGGCGAGCCTTGGGAGGAGAAGGGCGAGGCCCCCGACTGGCAAGCCCTGTTCGCCCGGCGCGAGGAGAGGAACAAGGGCGTCGTGCCCCGCGGCGCGCTGATGCTGACCTGCGGCGTCGACGTGCAGGCCGACGGCATCTACTACGAGGTGGTCGCCTGGAACCGTGACCGGATCAGCTGGACGGTCGACAACGCCTTCCTCGAGGGCAGCCCGGCCGAGACGGCCGCGCCCGTCTGGCGCGAGCTGGACCGGGTCTATCAGCGGCAGTACCCGACTCAGGCCGGCGGCCATATGGGCATCGACCATTTCGGGGTCGACAGCGGCTATGTCAGCCAGGTGGTCTACGACTGGACCAAGCGCCATCCGCGCAGCTATGCGCTGAAGGGCGATGACGGCTGGTATCTGCCGCCGCTGGCGACGCCCCGCAAGGTCGACCTGCGGACGTCGGGCAAGGTTGCCCGGCGCGGCGCCAAGCTGTGGAAGGTGGGCACCTGGCCGCTGAAGGCGACCTTGTACGCCAATCTCCGCAAGGTCGGCCGGGTTGCCGGTGCCGAGGCGGATCCGCCCGGCTACTGCCATTTCGCGACCTTTCAGGACGAGGGTTACTTCAAGCAGCTCACGGCCGAGCATCTGCGGACCCGGGAAGTGCGGGGACGGATGGAGCAGGAGTGGCACGCCTCGGGCGCGAACCACTACCTGGACTGCCGGATCTACGCCCTGGCCCTGGCCGAGTTCTTCTTCTTCACCCGCTTCACAGAGGCGGACTGGGCGCAGCTGGAGGCCGACCGGGCACCGAGCGAGGTCGAGGAGGACCTGTTCCTCTCCGCCGACCGGGCCCGCCCGGCATCGGCAGCGGCCCCGCCGCAGCCCGAGCCGTCGCCCCCGGCGGCGCCGACCGTTCGCCGCCGGCCGGAAGGCTGGCTGGGCAGCAAACGAAAAGGATGGCTCTGATGGCTTACACCGCGGACGATCTCGTCGCGATCGAGAAGGCGATCGCGAACGGCAGCTCGCGCGTGCGCTATGCCGACCGGGAGGTCCAGTACCGGTCGCTGGACGAGCTGATCCGCATCCGCAACATGATCCGCGGTGAAGCCGATCCGGAGATTGGCAAAACGCTCCGCCGCTACGGCGTCTTCAGCTCGGGGCTCTGACCATGCGTCTGAACTGGCTGGACCGGGCGATCGGCTTCCTCTCGCCGTCGACGGCGGTGCGGCGCGCCCGCAACCGCTATGCGCTGGACGTGCTGGAGAGGCACGGAGCGCGCGGCGCCTATGAGGGGGCGAGCAAGGGTCGTCGGACCAAGGGGTGGCGCGCGCCATCGTCCAGCGCCAACGCCGAGACGCGGGGCCAGCTTTACACCCTGCGGGACCGGGCTCGCGACATGGTCCGGAACAATGCCCACGCCAATCGCGGCATCGGCGTGATCGAGGCCAACACGATCGGCACCGGGATCATCCCGAAGGTCACGTCGCCGTCACCGGCCAGGACCGCGCGGTTGCGGTCGCTGATCGTGCAGTGGATGGGCACGACCGCATGTGATGCCGATGGCCGCCACGACTTCTACGGCCTGCAGGGCCTGGCTTGGCGGACCGTCGTGGAGGCCGGCGAGGTCTTGATCCGCCGCCGTCGCCGCCGCGCCTCGGACGGACTGCCGGTGCCGATCCAGCTGCAGGTGCTGGAGCCGGATTTCCTGGACAGCACCAAGGACGGCCCGTTGCCGAACGGCGGTGCGATCTACCAGGGCGTCGAGGTCGACGCCCTGGGCAAGCGGGTTGCCTACTGGCTTTTCGACGATCACCCGGGCGACGGGACCCGGATGCGCAGTGTCGTCTCGCGCCGGATCCCGGCGGCGGAGATCCTGCACATCTTCCGCACCGACCGGCCGGGCCAGATGCGGGGCGTGCCCTGGCTGGCCCCGGCCATGATCAAGCTGCGCGACTTCGCCGATTACGAGGATGCGCAGCAGGTTCGCCAGAAGATCGCCGCGTGCTTCACGGTGTTCGTCCATGACATGGAGATGCCGGACAATCCGGAGACCGGGAAGCAAGGCGAGCCGCTGGAGCAGGTGGCGCCGGGCATCATCGAACACCTGCCGCCCGGCAAGGACGTCAGCTTCGCCAACCCGCCCGGCGTCGAGGGCTACAGTGAGTATCGGCGCGCACAGCTGTCCGACGTCGCTATGGCGCTGGGCATCACCTACGAGTCGATCTCCGGCGACCTGTCGAATGTCAGCTTCATCAGCGGTCGGCTCGGCCGGATCGACATGTACACCAATGTCGAAGTCTGGCGCTGGCGCACCGTCGTGCCGCAGCTGTGCGACCCGGTCATGTCGTGGTTCCTCGAGGCCGCCTTCCTGGTCGGCGAGGAGGTCGACGGCGTCGAGACGCGCTGGACCGCGCCGCGCCGCGAGATGATCAGCCCGGCCGAAGAGGTCCGCGCGATCCGCGACGCCATCCGTGCCGGCCTGATCTCCCTTCCCGAGGCCCAGCGCCAGGCCGGAGAGGATCCAGACGAGATGCTTGACGAGATGGCAGAGAGTGCCCGCCAGCTCGACGATCGCGGCCTCGTCCTCGACAGCGACCCGCGGAAGGTCAGCGCCGCCGGGCTCACCCAGGCCCGGCCCGACGGGTCGACGCTTCCGCCGACCAGCTAGGAGACCATCATGCCCAGAGAGACCCCGCGCGCGCTGGTCAACCAGGCCGGCGAGCTGCTGCTGTACGGCGTCATCGGCGACGACTGGGACAGGCTGGACGCCGCGTCGGTGATCCAAGCCGTGTTGGAGCTGGGCGACATAGAGGCCCTGACCATCCGTATCAACAGCCCGGGCGGCTTCGTGTTCGAAGGCCTGGCGATCTTCAATTTCCTCCGCAGCCTCTCGGCCAAGAAGACGGTGGTGATCGACGGGCTCGCCGCCTCCATGGCCAGCGTCATCGCCATGGTCGGCGACGAGATCGTGATGCCGGCGAACACCTTCATGATGATCCACAACCCGTGGAACGTCGTGATCGGCGATGCCGACGACATGCGGAAGGAGGCGGCGACGCTCGACAAGATCAAGACGTCGATCGTCGCCATCTACGCCGAGCGGACCGGCAAGTCGGCCGACGAGCTGTCGGCCATGATGGACGTTGAAACCTGGATGAACGGGGAGGAGGCGGTCGCCGAAGGCTTCGCCACCAAGACGGCGGAGACCGCGGCCGACGCCGCAGCCCTGGCCGACCTCGACATCGGCATCCTGACGATCGGCAATCTCGACAAGATCCCGGCCCCGCTTCGGGCCGTCCCCAATCGGGCAGCCTCGCGCGCCCGTGCCTTGGCGCCCCGCGGCGCCGCTCAACCCAAGGAGAGCACCATGACCCTTCCGGCGCCGGCGGCCGAGCCGCCCGTCAACACTCCGGCCGCTGACGCCGCGGCTGCCCAGCAGATCGCGCAGCAGGCCGTTGCGCAGGAGCGCACCCGCTGCAGCGAAATCCGCCGTGCCGTTCGCGCTGCCAATCTCGGCGACGAGCTGTCCGAGACCCTGATCAACGAGGGTATCGGCATCGATCAGGCCCGCGCCCGCATCATCGATACCCTGGCGGCGAGCGACGCGGCGGCGCCGACCCGGAGCGCGATCAGCATCACCGCCGATGCGGTCGACAAGTTCCGCGCCGGCGCGCAGGTCGCGCTTCTGGCACGTGCCAATCTCGGCACGATCGACGCCGGCAATGAGTTCCGTGGGCTGACCCTGCGCGAGCTGGCGCGGGAGTGCCTGACCCTGCGCGGCCTCTCGTCCCGTGGGCTGGGATCGATGGAAATGGTCAAGATGGCCATGACCCATTCGACCAGCGACTTCCCGATCATCCTGGCCAATGTGGCCGAGAAGTCGATGATGCGCGGCTATGAGGAGGCGGAGGAGACGTTCCAGCAGTGGACCGCTGCGGGGACCCTGTCCGACTTCAAGGTCGCGAACCGGATCGACCTGAACCTGTTCCCGTCGCTCCGCAAGGTGCCGGAGGGCGCCGAATACAAGTATGCGACGATCGGCGAGCGCGGCGAGCAGGTGCAACTCGCGACCTATGGTGAGCTGTTCAGCATCACCCGGCAGGCGATCATCAACGACGACATGAACGTGTTCACCCGCGTGCCGCTGCGGATGGGGCGGGCCGCGATCCGCACCGTCGGCAATCTCGCCTATGCGGTCCTGACCGACAACCCGAACATGTCCGACGGGGTGGCGCTGTTCCATGCGAACCACAAGAACCTCGCCGCTGCCGGCGGCGCGCCGTCTGTCACCACTGTGGACGCTGCTCGGGTGGCCATGGCGACGCAGAAGGATCGCGACGCCAAGGCCGCTGCCCTCAACATCCGCCCGGCCTATGCGCTGGTGCCGGTGGCGCTGGAGGGCACGTTCAAGGTCCTGATGGCCAGCGAGTTCGACCCGTCCAAGACGCAGCGGACGCCGAACAGCGTGGCCGGCCTGGTGACCCCGATCTCCGATGCCCGGCTCGATGCCGCCAGCGCGACGGCCTGGTATCTGGCGGCCAACCAGAACAGCACCGACACGATCGAGGTGTCCTACCTCGACGGTGTCACCACCCCGGTCCTGGAGCAGATGGAGGGGTGGAAGGTCGACGGGCTGGAGTTCAAAGTCCGCATCGACGCGGCGGTCAAGGCCCTGGCCTGGGAAGGCCTCTACAAGAACCCGGGCTAAGGCCCGACACCATCGCGCGGCAAGACGGCGGCTTCGGCCGCCGTCGCCGTTTTCGGACACCTCTGAACCCGGAGAACACCGATGAAGAACTACATCGCCGACGGCGATACCGTCACTGTGACCGCGGCCGCCGACACCGCTTCCGGTGCCGGCGTCATCGCGGGAGGCCTGTTCGGCGTCGCCCTTGCGGCCGCCGCGACCGGCACGGATCAGGTGCTGCTGACCCGCGGCGTCTTCGAGCTGACGAAGCTCGGCGGCGCCGCCTGGAGCGCGGGCGACCTGATCTACTGGGACAACACCAACAAGCGTTGCACCAAGGTCTCGGCAACCGGCCTGTTCCTGATCGGCTCGGCCTTCGAGCCGGCGCTGACCGGGGCCACTCTCGGCAAGGTGCGCCTCAACGGCATCGCCGTCGCCGCGGTGCCCTGAGATGCTGGACGGGCCCGGGCTCGCCATTCGCCAGGCGTTCGGCGAGCCCGTCCTGATCCGCCGCGCCGGCCAGGCCGACGCGGCGATCGTCGCGGTCTACGACCGCCGCATGATCGACGTCGACACCGACGGTCAGGCGACCGTCACCGTCGCCCGCACCGTCATTGGCTTCCGCACCTCCGACATGCCCTGGCCGGTGCGGAAGAAGGACACGGTCATCATCGTCGACCGTGCCGAAACCTATCGTGTCCAGGACATCCGGCCTGACGGGGAGAACTGGACCGAGCTGCTGCTCGAGCGGGCTGATGGCACATAGGCGGAAGCAGATCCGGGACGCCATCGCGGCTCGGCTCCGGGCGGTCCCGGCCTTCGCTGATCGGGTTCATGTGACCCGCCTCTATCCCGTGATCGAGATGGAGGAACTGCCGGTCCTCGCGATCTACACGATCGAGGAGGAGTCCGAGCGCGACGCCTTCCCGAAGATGGAGATGCGCGACCTCGACGTCGCGGTCGACGCCTTCGACCGCGGCAGCGACACCCTCGACGACGACCTCGACGCCCATGCCGTGCTGATCGAAGGCGCGATGGGCGAGGATCCGAGCTTCGGCGGCCTCGCCGTCGACAGCTGGCTTGCCGGCACGGAGGTGCAGACCGGGGCGGAGGGCGAGGTCGTCCTCGGCCGGATGCGCCTGCGCTACCGCGTCCGCTACCGCTGCCCGGTCGGGCAACCCGAATAGCCGCCCGGCGGGGCGGTTCCTGCCGCCGCTGGCGGCCCCTGACAGGAGAGAGACCATGACCGTCCACACCGGCGCCGGCATCAAGTTCAGCATCGGCACCACGGCCGCCAACCACCTGACCGACGCCTATACCTTGGTCGGCGAAATCACCACGATCCCCGAGTTCGGCAAGACCTTTACCGAGGTCCAGCATCAGCCGCTCGCCACCCGCAAGACGGTGAAGAAGAAGGGCAGCTACGACTTCGGGTCGGTGGCCGTGGCCTTCGGCCGCGACATGACCGACGCCGGCCAGCAGGACATGCAGGACGCCGCCGACGACGTCAGCGACGAAGACTACAACATCAAGATCGAGATGAACGACGCCCCGAAGACGGGCTCCGCGCCGACGCCGACCATCGTCTACGTCAAGGCGCAAGTGATGTCGTTCACCACGAACATCAACAGCATCAACAACATCACCGGCGGCACCGCCAACCTCGGCATCAACGACGTGATCGAGGTCCCGGCGTCCGCCGGCCCCTGATCGATCGTCCCCCTTCGACCCACCCCCTCCCAACTGACGCGGATCCATCATGAGCAAGATCAATTCCGGCGAGGTCGTCATCACCCTCGACGGCGAGGAGCGCACGCTGAAGCCGACGCTGGGTGCGGCAACCCGCGTGAATTCCCGCTTCGCCGGCTTCACCAAGGCGGTTGCCGAGATCTCGGCGTTGAACCTCGACGCCTTCGTCTACGTCGTCGGCCAGGGTCTTGCCGCCAAGGACGACGAGATGAAGGTCATGAAGGAGAAGGTCTGGCGCACCGGCCTCGCCGACCTGGTCGGGCCGGTCGGCCGCTTCGTGATGATCCTCGCCAATGGCGGCCGGGACCTCGACGAGGTGGAGCCGGACGGGGACGACGAGGGAAACTCCTAAGCTGGGAGGAG